AACCCTATCTGTATCTTCTTCAAATAGTGCTAGTGGATCTACTCATACTCACGCTGTTACATTCCCAGTTTCTTCCGTAAAGGGTGCTGCATCTGATACAGCGGCAACTGGAAATATCATTTTGGCTGATTTGACATCGTTCCAGCGGTCAGGTACAACTAATGGATGGCAAAAACTTCCAAGTGGTTTAATGCTTCAATGGGGTTTTGTTGCTCCTACAGGTGGAAGCGGAACAACAACAGTTAGTTTTTCTCCAGCATTTTCTGAAATTTTTAATGTGAGCGTTACACAACGTTCTGATGGCAGTACTTCTGGTGTTGGTAATGATACTGTTGTTTCTAGCGCGCCAAGTACTACAGGATTTACTGTATCTGTTCCAACTGGAAGAACAGGTATTTACTGGTTTGCTATTGGCTTAGCTTAATTTGCGAGATAAATATGAAAGAACAACAAACACTAGATGCAACAATGGCTGCTCTCGGAAGCAAAGCTACATATACTGGAGCAAGCACTAGCATTGTTGGCTGGTTCTTATCTAGTCAATTTGGTGTTTTGGCTGGTATTTTGATTGGTTTGGCTGGCCTTTACATTAACTGGTATTACCGACACAGGCAAGACAAGCGCGAAGAAGCTGAACATAAACGCCGGATGCAAGAATGAGAAGCCCAATAGCAGCATTATCGTTATCTGCCGCTGCTATTGTTGGCATCGCTTTGCATGAGTCTTTTCGCGATTCTGCTTATATACCTGTCGCTGGCGACGTTCCTACAATCGGTTTTGGTTCGACAGAAAACGTCAAACTAGGCGATAAGATCACTGTAGAACGCGCTTTAGTAAGGCTGCTTGATGATGCGTCTGTGTTCGAATCAGCAGTAAAACAATGCGCTCCTGTTCCAATGTATCAATATGAATTCGATGCTTATGTGTCGCTTACATACAACATTGGATCTGGGGCGTTTTGTCGTTCTACGCTGGCAAAAAAGTTAAATAAACTTGATTATGATGGCGCTTGCAAAGAAATCCTTCGTTGGGACAAATTTAAAGGAAAGCCGCTTGCTGGTCTGACTAAGCGCCGTCAAGAGGAATACAGGAAATGTATTGGCTTATGAATCCTTATCTTATTCTGGCTGGCATATTGTCTATTGGTGTTTCGTATGGAACTGGTTACTACAACGGATACGGAAACGCTAAAGAAAAAGTTCAATCTGAAATGGCTATTGCCCATGCAGAAGAAATTCGCCAGGCTAGAGATAAGGAACAAAGCTGGCAAAAGGCTGCAAACAATATCCAGAAGGAAAAAGACAATGAGATACGCAAACTTAATGCTACTCACACTGCCCTTGTTAACAGCTTGCGCGACAGGCAAGACCGTCCCAAAAACGGAGTGCCCGACGATCCCGATTCTGAACAAAATAAATGTACCGGAACAGGCCTTTACAGATCGGATGCAGAATTTCTTGCAAGGGAAGCTGCCAGAGCAGACGAAGTAAGAATAGCTTTAAAGCAATGTTACGCCCAATATGATTCACTAACCAAGGAGTAATCATGAAAACGGCACTTATAGCGGCATTGTTTGTATGTGGTACAGCAGTGGCAGCACAGCATTTTGAGGATGGATCGGTTTTGCTAGATAAGCGTGAAGCAGAATATGTAATAAATGTTGTTAACAATCTTACTGAGAAGGTTGTACTGCAAGACTTGAAAATACGAGAACTAGAAGCAGAGCTTAAAAAAGCAAAGAACGCTAAATGTCTGTGAAAAAAATACCCGACGATTGCCTACCAGCATGTGGCTCGTGTGCATTTTTTCTAAAACAGCCTAAAGACGATTTAGGTTATTGTAGGCGGTATCCTCCAGTCATCATTACATTAAGTGATGATGAGCTTGAATCCGTCTTTCCTATTTCTGCTCCAGATGATTGGTGCGGCGAATTTGTAAGATTTGTTTCTTAAAAAATTATGAATTGGAACGCTAAATGTACCGATGAGGAATTCATCAAGCTTTGGAATAAGTGTGGATCTGCGGCAGAGCTTTCTGCTGTTTTGAATGTAAATGTAAGAAGCATTCAGAACAGACGGAGAAAAATAGAAAAAAAATTTGGCATTGCGTTGCTTTCTAATCATAAGTTAAGCCCAGACTTTAAAGTAACGATACCTGCTAATGGTGTCAGGGTTGGCGTAGAGGTTGATTCTGGTGTTATTGTTGTTGCGTCAGATTGCCACTACTACCCAGGCATTGTTACTACGGCGCATCGCGCATTCATAAAAATCATCAAGGATTTAAAGCCTAAGATGGTCATTATGAATGGCGATGTTTTTGACGGCGCTAGTATTTCTAGACATCCACCTATGGGATGGTCTGAAATTCCTAACGTAAAACAAGAACTAGAAGCGTGCCAGGATAGGCTAATAGAGGTTGAGAGAGCGGCAAAAGGCGCTGCTCTACATTGGACATGGGGCAACCACGATATGCGATTTAACGCTCGCCTATGCAGTCAGGTAGGTGATACGTTTAAAGGTATTGAAGGGATGAGCTTGTCTGACCATTTCCCGCGCTGGAGGTTTTCAACTAGCGTGATGGTCAATGAGAACACAATAATTAAACATCGTTACCACAATGGTATACATGCTGTTTACAACAACACGTTGAAGTCTGGAGCGAGCATCGTAACTGGGCATTTACACAGCCTTAAAGTTACTCCGTGGACTGATTATCGTGGCACAAGGTACGGTGTAGATACTGGTACGCTATCTGATATTGATGGAAGTCAGTTTGACTATACCGAAGATAATCCTAAGAACTGGCGGTCAGGCTTTGCTGTATTGACGTTCTACAATGGCAAACTGTTGCCGCCAGAACTATGCGAAGTTGTTGATGAAAACACCGTATGGTTTAGGGGTTCTCTGATAAGTGTTTAATTATTGAGTCCGCGTACTGTGCTGCGGTTTTAATCATTTGATCTTCTGATAGCCCGCCTCTGGCGACAAGCCCACCAAAGGCTGCAGAGAAATATAGTTTCCACTCATCTGGTCTATGTTTTTCTGTTTGTTCTACTTTTCGTGGGCGTCCCATTATCCTATTCCTAGTTGGTGATTTTTCTCTGTAACTATCTCATGAATCCTGGTTACTTCAGAACGCAGCCTATCTATTTCTGGTTGCCGTTCCATGTAGCCAGCTTTCCATAAATCAAATTTATCAATGGTTGGCGGTATATTTTTCAATTGTGCCCACTCAAGAAATTTCAGAAACATTAGTTCCACGTGTATTTATCCAGAAAGTTGTCCAGTCGCGGATAGGCTTTGTTTTCTTTTTGGCGTAATTAAGTCTACGTTTAAGCAAGTGCATTTCTTGACGGTCAAAGTCTTTTTTCCGCCGCTCAACGTAAGTTTTATATTTGACAGATTTTGGCGTAGGTGGCGGCTTTGGCGCGTTTTCTTTGCGTCCAACTTTGTAGCAAGGAACATAAATAAAATTATTTAATGTTTTTTTCTTGCGCCATCCAGATATATAAATTTTTTTGTTTTCTAACAAATGATTAATGTATGTTTTGCAGTGCTTTACATTGATGTGTATTAGTTTTGATATTTCCTCATTTGTCTTTTGCTTTGTAAGTATTAAAGCAATAATTTTAGATATTTTTGATTTAGCAATTTCAGAATTAAACTTTAGTTCGTTTCTCATTCTTTGATAAATACGCCGTTTTTATTCAAATAACCTTTTCTGTTTTTGATTTGTCCATACGCTGCAGCAAAGCACTTTTTTACATCAACATCTTCAATAGCAGCAACCATAGTAAGACATACGAGTACGTCGCCAATTCCATCAATAATTCCGTCGCGGTCTCGTTTGATAATTGCATCTGCTAGCTCTCCCATCTCTGACATTGCTTTCAACAGTTGCGTTTTAGAATCTGAGTTTTGAATTATTCCTCTGGCTTCGCCCCATCGTACAACATCAATTTCAGTAATTTCGTAACTCGTCATTTGCACATCCTTTTCTTAGCATCTTTTAGATTTGCATTAAAGAATCAAGCTGTACACATTTCAGCAGTGGCTTTAGGTAGCTCTATAACTTCGTTCTTTGCAGCATCATATCCTTTTGTATATCCTTCTTTCTCTGCTTCGCTTACACGATGCAACGAGAATAAAAGGCATACAGACAAGATTACGATGATTGCTGATCGTATGAACATAGTGCTTTAATCTGTGCAATCGGAAGGTTGAACTTTTCGTGAACTTTAATCATCACATCAGCAGACACAGCACATTTGCCATTACGTATGCGGCTAATTACAGGTGTAGATACGTCTAGTGCCTCTGCAAGTTGTGCGTCGTTACGAAAATTACCAAGAATAATCAGTTCTTCCAGTAGTTTCATTTTTTCTCCTATGTAAATGCCTGTCTTTCCAGGCTGTTAGTTGGTAACCAATGATGATCTTAAAATATTCACTAACACGACTGGAGACTGTTTTCCCTCTCGTCCTACCGCAGTGACCCGGTGTGCTGCGGCTTTCCGGTTCAAGGTTAGTCCGCTTACTAGATTCGCGTCCCAATCCCCATGCGTATTAGCCCTCGTCTTTCCGAGGTGTCAGCATAATCACCAATTGGAGCTTCGGGAGAACGATTGGCTTATGCTGCGGAAGTTTCGCCCACTATCCGCTAGGGTTGGCTTACGCCATTGTTAAAAGCATGTAGTGTTGCAATTACCTGCATAACAACACGTTGTGCATGTAACGTACCTTCCTTGATAGTAGTACGAGTGCGTAGTGCATTGCGCCCAGGCTATGGTAGCAACGCCGGCTAACATTAAACCGATAAGATATTTCATATTAGCTCCTAAAAAGGAATGTCATCTTCAGGAATATCAGTTTTACTTTGCTGTTTTTGTTCTTTGCGCGGCGCTTTTGACTCTTTAGGCTTTACGGAAAGGCTAAAAAACTTACCTGCTTTGCCTTCTTTAATCCATCCAGATAGCCAGAATTCTTCGCCATTAATGTTAATGCTGCCGCTGTAATCTGGATGGTTATCAGCGGATTTATTAAAGTTCTTGCCGAGTATTCCGCGATTGGTATTATCGTATTGCATTTATTTTCCTTGAGTAGTAAATTTCTTAATTGCACTGCGTTGTTTGCTATCTAACCGACTCCACAGTGCTGTTTTCCAGTCGGCATCCAATTCGCAGTGGTTAATAAACTCCACTGCACCAGCAACGTCGTCTTTGTGTAGCAACGAGCGCACTTCCATTGCAAGCCCTTCAATGACGGTCTGATCTTCTTCTGTCATTGAGTCAAACACATCAACAGAAACAGATTTAGATGATTTTGGCTGTACTGGCTCAGATGCGTCTACTGCATCATGCTCAACGATAGCAAGGGCCATTACTAGCAAATAACGAGTAATGTATGTAATCGATGCGCCCAAGTTTTGTACTGGATGACAGCCTTTAAGTTCAGCCGCTGCCATTGGGCAAGTAAATTTAGCATCGCCACCATTTTCAGTATCAATGACGCGCATGATTGCTAAATCTTCGTGAAACTCAAGCGTGTGGCAAAGCTTCAGATCCGCAAAAATACGATTAACAGTAGGCAAAAAATCAGAAAGCTCAAAATACTTATATCCTGCGAATTTGTTATGGCCAGACTTTTTCAAGTCGTGCGACTGTAGAGAAATCCTGGCTGCTTGTAGTTTGTCATACACAATCCATTGCCGATGTTCTTGCTCTTGAATGTTATTCATTTTATTTCCTAGTTAGTTTTATGCTTGAGATTATTGAGTTGCCGAATTTTCGATACAACAGGAACAGGCTTATCTTTCGCTTGTTCTTTTTTAATTCGATCAAAAGTTTTTCTAATATCCGTTTTAGATGATTGAACATATTTAAACGTTGGATCTAAGATTGATTTCATATTGAGTCAATAATTAGCGAAATAAAAAGTATTGAGCAAATTACTAGAAAAGGATATTTGTTTACAAATTTGCCAATAGAGTCATTTGGATCTAGCATTTTATCCACGCTCTGCCTCGCGATCTTTTTTTTCATCATAGTATCGATCGCACTCTTCAAGCCATCGTGATTCAAAATCTTCATCGCTTGCAGACTCGCAATCGCTGCTTTCTGCAATACGCTTGCACATTGATTTAATTTGATTCAGCATTGCTGCGCGAAGCTTTTCAGGATTTGATTCAAACACGCTCCAGGTGTAAATCAGCTCTGCAAGTTCTTCTTCAAGCTGACTTTTAGGGACTTGCTCTGTAACTTCGTAAACATCACCGTAGTAAATGTGCCTGAGCAGTTTCGTTGCGTTATCATATTTCATATTTTCTCCTAGTTATCGCTGACTGCGATGTGTGTATATTAGCACCGCGCAATTTCGCTGTAACAAAAAGTTTTTAATCGAAATCAATTAGCCGATAGAAACATTCAATTGCATGATAGGAATTTGTAGCTATGATTATTCCCAAGTCAGGAAGCCGCCGCAGAGAAATACTAGATTTGTTCTCCAGGTATGGCGGGATGAATTTTGATATGTTTGTAGAAAACTTTGGTATGCATGGTTTTGAAAAGCCGCATCAACTAAGGACTGAGCTGCAGACATTGATAAATCACGGATGCTTGAGAATGGTAGGCAACGTGTACTTTTCAACTATGGGAGCTAAAGAAATTATGACTACGAATCTTGTGCCATCACGCGAACCGAAACCGTTTACCCCGCTGAAAAACTTCCTTCCGAAAGAGTCGCCGCGCGGCCAGGCTATTGGTGGCCGCAGCTTTAAGCACTTGGTTTCTAACCTGAAGCCTACATACAACAACAAAGATTAGAGTATCATTGCATTTGCGCTTGGCGGCGCAACAAAGGTAAGCCCTAGACGGGACTCTGCTGGTCACCTGCCAGTCCGCCAACGCCGCTATGCGGTGAGAGTCTCGCCTAGGGCTTTTTTATTTTGGAAAGCATATGAGCAAGTTACTTATTGACGAGCCTCCATTGCAAGTTTTGCCTTCGTTGGCTGTAAAGATCGGTTTGCCTGAAGCAATAATTGTTCAACAAATTCACTATTGGCAACAAAAAACCAAGCCGATGGATGATGGTTTTTGCTGGGTTTACAACACAGTTAAAGACTGGAAAAAACAATTTCCATTTTGGTCTGAAAACACAATTTTTCGCCATCTTCAGACGTTAAGAGAGTCTGGCATTTTGATTGCTGAACAAAAGTCGGCAAATTCTTTTGATAAAACCCTTTATTACAGAATTGACTACGAAAAATTTGGTGATGAACCGATTCCACCAAATTGGGGTAATCGGAGCCACCAAAATGGTGAAATCTCTATATATACAGAGACTACCAGAGACTACTTGATCGATTTCGTTAAATTCTGGGAAATCTATCCGCGAAAAGTAGCAAAACCTAATGCAATAAAAGCATGGACAAAGCTAAAGCCGGATGATGCTCTAACGAAAAGTATCATTGACGCAATTAAACGTCAGAGGCTTTGCGATAAAGAAATCCAATTTGTCCCACATCCAGCAACGTGGCTTAATCAACGCCGTTGGGAGGACGAAATAGAAGCTGCTCCCATCGTTGATTTGAGACTAAGGGGAGCGAAATGATAAACAACCTTCTGGAGCGATTAGAAGGCGTTAAAGGCGGCAATGGAAAGTGGATGGCATGTTGCCCTTCACACGGCGATAAAAGACCATCATTGGCCATTAAAGAACTTGACGACGGTAGGATTCTTCTTAAGTGTTTCGCTGGTTGTAACGTGGAAGAAATCACTGGCGCTATAGGAATGAATGTATCTGATCTTTTTCCGCCAGATGAAACTGTAGCTTCACATAGGGTAAAAGGCGCTGCTCCAGCGAAACGGGCGTTTTACGCATCTGACTTGCTGAAAATTATCGAGTTTGAGGCATTAGTTGTATCTGTTGCTGCTGCGGACATTTCAAAAGGGAAAGAAATATCTGAGGCAGATAGAGCCAGGCTAAAGTTGGCGCATGAGCGAATTCAAGAAGCTATTAATTACATCAAATGAAAGACAAAAAATTTTGCACAGGTTGCCAGTGTTTTCGTGATGTTGATGGCGGGTATGTAAAGAAAGCAAACAAGACTTCTAGGTGGGTTTGTAAAAACTGCGCTGCTAGAAAGACTGTGAGCATTTATCAATCTAAAAATCCAACATCAAAAGATACATTAGCTAAAGTTAAAACGATGTTGTATGGAGATGAATAATGAAACCAATAACGTACTGCCGTGTGTGTCGCGCAGGCGTACAGAGCCCCGGATACTTCTGCATGTTCATCGGACGTGGGTTCTGTAAACAGTGCGTGATCGACATACTCAAGGGGATGAAATGAAACAGCCACACAAACACGCAGCCTTGATTAAGGCATGGGCTGACGGCGCGGAGATTGAGTATTGGGGTGTTTACGATAATCGTTGGTTTGATGCGACTTGCCCTGATTGGAACCCAGATTTTAAGTACCGCATCAAGCCCGAGCCGAAGCCGGATGTTGTTGTGGACGAGTGTGCAATTCTAGACAGGCAATACGGTGCAGAAATTATCTGCGGAACCAAAAACCTCCGCCTGACATTCGACGGTGAGACAGGCAAGCTGAAGAAAGCGGAGGTGATTGAATGAAGCCAACACAAGAGCAGGTGCTGGCGTGGGCGCGGGAAACGGGAATGATCGGGACTGGCGCGGCTGGAAACGAATTGGAACGGCGGTATCGTGAAGCGATACTTGATGCTTTACCGCGCTTCGCTGTACGCGTTTACGCAGCCGGAGCCGCAGCAATGAAAGAGCGGTGTGCGAAGGTGTGTGAATCGGAAGAACAGCGCATTTTGTCGAAGCAATCAGGTCGCGACTTCGATCAAGTAGATACGAACCTGAGAATGATTGCCTGCTTCTTGCCTGACATCGCCGCAGCTATCCGCGCACTAGGGGATGACGATGAGTGAAGCACTTGAACGAGTAATTGCCGAACAGCAGGCGCACATTGACCACATGAAATCGGTGATTGCCAGCCAGCAGCAAGACCTGAATACCGTGTTTGCGCGGCACGAAGAATTGTTCCATGCGTTTGCTGTTTTGATAGATGCTCATGTGCCAGATAAAAGTGACCATGCTAAGTGGAAGGCGTATCACGAAATGCGATGGGCGGCGCGAGTAAAAATGCTTGAGGCTGGCTTTTGTATGCGCTGCTATAACTTTAATTGTGAGTGTGATGATGAGTGAACTTACGTTTGAAGAATTCTGTGCGCAGCCGCTTTTATACGCAGGCGGCATTAGCGGAGACTATGGTGCGCATCGCGCATATAGAAACGACGAACTGCGCATACAAAAAGAAGTAGTCACGAAGCGCAAACGATACGGCGACATGTACAGCGAGTGGGATAAAGGTGAAACGTACTATTTTCTTGATGGCGATCCGAGGACATTCAACAACGGAGCCGAGTTATACGTCGCATGGATGGAAAAAATTTGTGGGGTGGAGGAGATAAGCGATGAATAAATGCACACGCTGCGGGGAAGTCAATCCTGCCGAGATTCACACATGCACGCCACAAACAAAAGCGCAGCGGCTGGCTTATGAGCTTGACTCGTTTATGGAAAACAAAAGTTTGTACGGGGCTTCAGCAATTGATAAAGCAGCTGCCGAGCTACGTCGACTTGATGCGCTGAATGCTGAACTGGTGGAGGCGTTGTTGGATGTAACCGTGTCATTGGTTGCCGCACACAACTTGCTTCAGAACGGAGGAAAAAAGGCAGCAGCATCGGACAAGATGTTCTCACTCATGCTTAACGATTACGAAAAATCGTTTGAGCTAGGGCGTGCCGTACTCGCCAAAGCAAAGGAGCAGACATGACTAAACAAAGCAAAGCACAGCGGCTGGCTGATTGGCTTGCTGACTTTCCCCGACGGTGGCCTGAACTTGATGAAGCCGCCGCAGAGCTACGCCGACTTGATGCGCTGAATGCTGAACTGATGGAGGCGATTGCAAACCTGATTAAAGTAAAAGGGCGGCACAACACCGAGATTGCGTACCAACGATTGGTAGCTGCGTATGACAAAGCAAAGGAACAGACATGACAACAGAAAAAGAACACGACCCGAACCACCCGTATGTGCGTCGTATGGTCGGCTGCGGGCATGGCGTGCTGTTTACAGACTACTGCCGCGACTGCGAAATCGTCGGCGTCAAGGAGCAGTACAAAAACGCTGTACGAACCGTGCAGAGGTGCAGAAATGAACTGAGGCGGCTCGGTGTTGTGCTGCCGGGGGAGAGAAAAATTGACTGACCGCGAAGTAATGCAGATAGCGCTGGATGCGCTGATTGAAGCCGATCAGAGAGATGGTTGTCGGTCATACAAAGAAGAAATTGAAGCCCTCCGCGCAGCACTGGCGCAGCCAAAGCAGGAGCCGGTTGCGTGGGTTGAGGCAGAGTTTTGGGATCACCTGAATCGTGTGAATTGCGCGACAGCCTACAAGACGTCCGGATCGGGCCGCCAGCCGCTTTATACCAGCCCACATTCGGCAACACATTCGGCAGATTCGGCAGAATCGTTCTGCAAACCGGCGCCCGAGTCGATCGGCGACCTCTACGCGCACCGGCTGGCCTTCATGCTCGAATGCGCCGTGCTCGATCCGAACGGCACATGGGAGGCCGCGCATGAGCTGCTGGACGAGTACCGTGAAGCCGTGCGCCGGGAGCACGAGGCAGCCGGCGAGCCTTATGTCAGCGCCTTTGGGAAGGATTGAGATGTCCGACCCGACCCAGCTCACGACGCACGACTTGTATTTCCGCGACCCGGAGATTTATCCGCCGCCCAAGGGCGTAAACATGCTGCTCCTGAACTCCGGTGGTGTACTCATCGTAGGTACATGGAGCGACGACTGTTTGGCGTGGTGTCCGAAGCCTAAAATTCCAAAGTCATTAAAAGAAAAAATTAGGATAAAAAATGTCAACACTGGAACAGAAAGCGATTGAGCTTGATGAAATCAGAAAAGCAAGGATACTAAGATCAAACGAAATTGACGTAGATAAATATCTTGCTGCATCTGATATATCTTTACAAGTAAAAAACGCTTCAGAGTGGTTAGATAAGATTAAGCGTGATTATGTTACGCCACCAGAGTCTATTAAATGCCAAATGCCTTGGACTAAAACACATGGAGAGTTTAGTTTTAGACCTGGTGAGGTTACAGTATACGCTGGTGCTAATGGTCATGGTAAGAGTCTAATCACTGGTCAGATTGCACTGTATCTTGTAAAACAATGTGCAAAAGTATGTATAGCTTCGTTTGAAATGAAGCCAGAGCGTACATTACACAGGATGCTTAGACAGTTCTCAGGTGAGTTTATAGACGACCCGATGACACGAGATAAGGCCAAGTACATTGAAATCCTTACAGGACGATTTGATGCGTTTATTGGCGATAAACTTTGGTTGTATGACCAGCAAGGGTCAACGAATCCTAAGATTGTCATTGCAATGGCGAGATATTGCGCTGTTGAACTAGGCATACAACATATTTTTATTGACTCGTTAATGAAGTGTGTTAATGCTGAAGATGACTACAACCAGCAGAAATATTTTGTGGATGAACTAACAGCATTGGCTAGGGATCATAACGTACACATCCACCTGATTCACCACGTTCGTAAGCTTCAGTCTGAGGAAGTAGCTCCGAACAAGAACGACCTAAAGGGAAGCGGCTCTATCGCTGACCAAGTTGATAACGTTCTTATCATGTGGCGCAACAAGAAGAAGTCAAACATGCTGCGAGCTGGTGAGCGTGTAGATCCAGGAATGCCAGATGCTTACCTAATGTGCGAGAAGCAGCGGAATGGCGAGGCTGAGGAAATGTATGCGTTGTGGTTTAACGCTGCCAGCCAACAGTTTGTAGAGGATCTAGGTCTAGGGCCGATGGACTTTGATAATAGGGGGCAATTTGTTAGATGAAGAATATCGCCACCAGTGCGAAGTCCGCTACGTTCTCCAATGGCGGGCATTTGACCGCAGCCAGGCTATCAAATACCTGTCAGACGTAAGGCGCAAAAGAGGCGACGAGGCTGCTGACAGGCTGGTTAATGATTGCAAAGACCAATGGGATCGCGGGAATAGGGGCGAGAAAGGCGATTGGCGTGATTAAGCTAACTCTACCTTTACCGCCGACTATCAACCACTACTACGGCACTCATGGAAAACGCCGGTTTATCCGTCCTGCTGGCATTCAATACCGCAAAGAAGTCGCGGATATAGTGTCTGACTTAGGATGCAAGACTTTGGAGGGTAGGTTGTCCGTGTTCGTAGCTATCTGGCCTAGCAATCGCATACGCCAGGATTTGGATAACCGGCTAAAGGCGCTCCAAGATTCTTTAACACATGCTGGTATATGGCTGGACGATAGCCAGATAGATGAGCTGCATTTGGTACGCCGAGAGGTAATTAAAGGCGGGAAAGTAGAAATTGTTATTGTGGAGAAAGAAATTGCCGAACAACAAAAGACCGAGAAAAACACATAAGCCGCGTCTAGCTGCTGTGCCGCTGACTATCCGGCATAACGAAGAAGCCGAGCGCGAGTTGCAGTTAACGCCACATATGGAGCTAATGAAATTTCGCGAAGGTTATGCAGACGAAAAAAGCTGGCACACGATCGTTTGTCGTCTAAACATTGGCGTGATTGCAGCTAACGATGTAGGCGACGATTACAGCGGGATACGCAAAGGGCTGGACGCTATGCTACGGATTCAAGATAGGTATAACAAAACGCAGAAATGGGGTATTTCAGGCGAGGATTACCGCGATATTGGCGATGCGCTTGTGCAGACTGATAACTTACAGCTATCAATGACGCAAAAGCAATTAGCAAAAGCTATTAAATACGTCTACCAAAACGCAGCAATGTAATTTATAATTTACTCGTCTATGTGGCAGCATGGATTCAAAGCCGTTTAGCTTTGGTTCTTTACCCGAAAGGGAGCGCTGCCACGCTGAGAGCCAAAACTAGACGGCTTTTTTGTTTGTTGCTGCATAGACCGTACTGTTCGCGTTAGAAGTGAGTCCATGTCCGGGACTGCCAACAAGAAAACCGGATGCGCTAAACGGGACGGCGCCGCAAGCTTGCCACAGGTATTGCAGAAACAAGCCAAAATGGTTGATTGACGGTTGGGCCACGATACGGTCGGCTTGGAAGAAGAATGTGGTCACGAGAGTGAGACAATTTTAAGGCTAAACCTTTAGATTGTTAAAGAGGTGATATCAACCTCTCGTCCCGTACTATTGCCTAAAGAATGGTAATTTCATGAGCGAAAAAGTAATTATTGGTGACGCAACACTGTATCTAGGCGATTGTATGGATATATTGCCTACGCTGGATAAAGTTGATGCAGTGATTACTGACCCGCCTTATGGTATTGGCGATACTCATGCAAAACATTTATCAAATGTAATTTTAAAAAATGGCGAACAAGCAAGGCAATCTTTAGGGTTTGATGGGATAAGCCAAGAACAAATGCTAGAAATGGCAAAACAATGGGTGGAAAAAGCTAACAGGTGGGTTGTTTTTACTAGCGAGTGGAAATTTATGTCTGCGCTAGATGATGCTGGATTGCTTGTTAGATTCGGGATATGGCGAAAGCCTGATGGAGCGCCACAGTTTACTGGCGATAGGCCTGGAACTGGTTGGGAAGCAATAGCAATATGTCATAGAACAGGCAAAAAACGATGGAATGGCGGTGGGAAACACGCTTTTTACACTTGGGCAAAAGGATCAAACAATTCAGGACATCCGACAGGAAAACCAATAGGGTTATTTTCCGAATTTGTACAAGATTTTACCGAACATAAAGAAACCATTTTAGACCCATTTATGGGTAGCGGAACAACAGGCGTGGCGGCTATTCAAATGGGGCGCAAGTTTATTGGCATTGAGCGAGAGCCAAAATATTTTGAGATTGCTTGCGAACGCATAGAAAATGCTCAAAGACAAGAATCATTGTTTTCTAAAGAAGTAAAACAAGAACAAAATATTCTTTTCTAATATGACTAGACAATTAGATCCACACGAAGCTATCAACTTCATGATTAAAAACGCTGAATCCTATGCACAGGCTAAAGCTAACGTCACATACCTAGAGCAATTCCGCAAGAGCAAGAAGGCAATGTTGTTTGCTAAGGCTCCAGGATCTACGGTAGCCGATAAAGAGAATTTTGCTTATCGTCATCCAGAGTACATGCAAGTGTTGGATGGTCTAAAGGATGCCGTAGAGGAAGCAGAGCGGCTAAGGTGGATGCTGGTAGCAGCACAGGCTCGTATCGATGTTTGGCGCTCACAAGAAGCATCTAATCGTGGATTAGATAGGGCAACAAGTTGATTTATAGAAATAAAAGATTACTTGAGGCAGTAAGGAATATTCCTTGCCAGCACTGTGGCAGAGAAGATGGGACTGTCGTAGCGGCTCACTCAAACCAGTTGCGAGATGGCAAAGGACGCGGTATAAAGGCTAGTGATTATCGAATCGCTGGCCTTTGTTTTATGTGTCATTCTGAGCTAGATCAAGGCAAGAACTGGAGCAAAGCCGAGCGCATTGAGATATGGGAAGAAGCACATCGTAAGACCATTGGCGAACTATTTGAACGTGGATATTTGGAGGTTGTTAAATGAAAAAAACTAAAGCTGAGAAGAAGATTAGCAAGGTTATGACAGAATTTGGCAAAGGCCAGCTTCATAGTGGTAAAGGTGGCCCTGTTGTTAAATCTCAAAAGCAAGCAGTAGCTATTGCATTGTCGCAAGCAGGTATGTCTAAGAAAGGTAAAAAGAAATGAAAGATATTATGAACAAAGTCAAGAATATGAGCATGACTGATAAAGAGTTGCTTAAAGAGTATCTTGATGAGGAAGAAAAGAAAAAGGAAAACGGAGTTAACAATAAGATGAAAATTGAAATTGAGATCCCGCTTGGTAAAAGCAAAAAGGAAAAGATGAAATGATTGATAGGCTCCTGGTGGTTGCGTTGACTTTAAGCATCTTGGTCAACGCTTTTTTTCTTTGGATAATGATTATTGATTGATGCAAGCAATCGTAATTTGCTCAGTAGGAAACAAAGGTCTATACATATTGCTTGAAAGTATCAGGCAGTATGCGCCAGAGCTATTAGTGTATGTCTCTGGCCGTGGCTTGGAAATGTATGACCAAGTAAAAATGCGGCTTCCTAATGCCGTATGGACTGAGAACATAGCTAACAACTTTGGTGATGCGTATAACGCTGCTGTAACACATGCGTTTGAGCACGGTGGTTTTGATAGTGTAATCCTGGCAAATGAC